TTTAGTTGGCAAGGATGTATCTGAAGAAGGGTTGTTATCTGTCAGAAGCAAAGTGCTTAATACCCTCTATGAGAATTCCAATGCAGATGCTATAGATGTAATCAAAACAAATATATAAGGAGAATAATATGAGAATCAATGAATGTTGTTTAAAGGATATCAAGGCCCGTGAAGCCAAGCTGCAAGAAGTGGCTGAATCTAGGGCTGGATTCGTAGGCGCGGCTATACTGCTTATTTTGTACGGCATAGTCTCTAACATGGAATACAACGACTGCATAAATCTGGGGGTGTGCTAATGTCTTACAAGGTATTAAATGACGCTGTTGGCCTTATCCGCGACGAAACCCCAATGTGGGAAGGCAGCTATCAGGAACTGCCAGATAAAACCAAAGACGGACTGATCTGCTTATGGCTTATCACTCACCCGACTTGGATGGACGACGTATTTCCTCACACAGTTAGCGACAAGCCCTTACTGGCCCTAGAGGCTATCTACAGCGAGGACGCTACATCTAGGATGGCTGCCGCTATGTTCCGCGATGCTGCTGACAGGAACGCTAAAGATGTTGATAATGATGCCTACTTGTCGGAGGCTTTGGATGACTTCGAGGCGATACTGGATACGCCTGACTTCCTTGAAGAAATTAGACATCAGTTATATATGTATCTTGAGCCAAGCATGGAAGAGCTTGTAATGGACTCTTATCAGGATTTAATTTATTTAGATAGACTTGTAATGGGGAGCCACTAATGGACGTTAAAACGCTAATTAGGGACGCTAACAAGCACGCTGACAAAGCTATCAGGCGATCAAAGGCTGAGGTTATGGCCAGAAGGTTCAGGGAGTGGCTAGAGGAACCGCTTGTAGTTTATAGACTACATCTATTTACCATGACCGCTTTGTTGACCGCTTTTGTTGTTTATGAGGTTATAATTTACTAGCCGAGGGTTTCATATTCCCTTCCGATCAGTGTGATCTACTGTGGCGGTACAGATCAGGCCAAGGTTCCCTTAGACCTTTTGACCCAGATTAGTCCACTGGGGAGCCGAAACGGACTATTATTTACCAAGTCGAGTGATGCTATGAGAGTAAAAATATATCAATTGATCGAGCAAATAGTGGAAGTTGGTGCAGAGGCTGGGTACAACAGGGCGCACAAACATACCGATACGCCTAATCCTGAGACAATAAAGCAATGCATACAGGAATACATAATGAATGGCTTTGATGAACACTTTGAGTTTGATTTAGAAGAGTAGTATCCGACACAATTTTCTAGGCTCGTTAAAAGTCGTTGCGAGCCTTACCCCCACCCCCTCAGACCGATTTGTACTTGGCTGGGGGGTTTTTTTGTTTCATAAATTGAACAATGTATATTGCAGTATATCATTACTGGTATATATCGCATCCAAAACAAGCATTTCAAATCATAACTGATCGTCTATACAATGCCGCCTTAACTCACCAACAAGGGGGCAAACAGTGATAATTTACATGATAGTTTTTGTAATTCTCTCGCTTGGCGCAGTCGCTGCCGACGATCTTAGCTAGTTTACATTTTCGTAAAAACCATGCACAATGCCGCTAGTTCACTGACATTAGGGGTGTCAAATGGATAGCTTAAACCTAACTAAATCACTTGAAGATTGCTTTGATTGGGAATTAAATGACGAGATAATCCGCTTCGATGCGATTATTGAATCGTTGATGACTACCGATGTCCAAAGGCATAAGATACGAGAAGAGCTTATTGACTGGCAAGATGGCGTTGCCAACATGGTGGATGAGCTTTCAAATGTCGAACCTTACGAGGGCTTCAGGGAGTTTGCAGCAATGGCAGAAGAGATATTCGGAACTGAGCAATGAGTGGTGGCCGACCTAAGTGGATACCTGACCAAGAAACCTGCGAAAAAGCGCAGGAGATGGCTTCTAAGGGCTTAACTGTTATGCAGATAGCCCATTGCTTAGGTGTAAGCCATACGACCGTATACGAGCGCCAGAACGAATTCCCTGAGTTTGCTGAGGCTATAAAAAAGGGAAGGAGTGAAGGTATCCATGATGTTGCCAATGCTCTGTATGAAAAGGCAATCGGTGGGGACACTACCTCAATTATCTTTTATCTTAAGAAAAGAGATCGAGAGTCTTGGGGTGATGAGTATATCGAGCCAGTCAAAGAGATACCCCCAATCAATATAATCGTGGATGCCGATGCAATTAACAAAGCCGCAGTCTGAGATATTCTTATCTAAGGCTCGATTTGTTTCTGTCGTTGCTGGCAGGCGATTTGGCAAAACCTTTACAGCTACTGCTGCTCTGCTTAGGGCAGCTATATCTGGAGACAATAAGAACGTCTGGTATGTTGCTCCCACCTATGGGGCTGCGAAAGAAATATGCTGGAATATGCTAATCAATACCATTCCGCAAGATTACATTGCCAAGACTAACGAGACATCCCTCACGATTAAGCTGATCAACGGATCATACATCGCCCTAAAAGGCGCAGAGAAGCCAAACAATCTTCGTGGACGAGCGTTAGATTATATTGTCCTTGACGAGTTTGCAGATATGCGCCCAGAGACTTGGTACGAAGTATGTAGAGCATCATTATCTGATCGAAAAGGGGGTGCGCTTTTTATTGGTACGCCTAAAGGCAGGAATCACTTCTATGATCTGTGGGCATCTGGGATCAATGGCGAAGGAGATTGGGAGTCGTTCCAGTACACAACACTTGAGGGTGGCAACGTACCGCAGGAAGAGATTGACGCTGCCCGTCAAGACCTAGATGAGAGAACCTTTAAGCAAGAGTATGAGGCTGCATTCGTAACCTATGCTGGCCTGATCTATTACGGCTTTAACCGTGAAGACTCTGTATTGGCGATTGATGACGATAGTGGTACACTCCACATTGGGATGGACTTCAACTTAGACCCCATGTCTGCCGTTATCTGTATTCGTAAAGGCGGGACGCTGATTGCCGTTGACGAGATAGTCATGTACGGGTCTAACACTGATGAAATGGTTGCGGAGATAATAAGCCGCTACCCTAGACGCAATATAATTGTTTATCCAGACCCAGCATCAAGACAGCGGAAAACCTCTGCTGGTGGTCGCACAGATTTGTCGATCTTACAAAACGCAGGATTTAGCGTTAAGGCGAAAAACTCGCACGCACTGGTCAGGGATCGGATCAACGCTGTGAATAGTCGTTTACTGTCAAGTGATGGTGAGCGGCATTTGTACATCAGCCCGAAATGCAAGCAGACGATTAAGTCACTTGAAAGGCAGACATACAAAGAAGGCACAAGCATTCCCAACAAAGAAGATGGCTACGATCATATGAACGATGCCCTCGGTTACTTAGTGGAATACCTGTTCCCAGTTCGCACTGAATACGCCACACCACAACCACAAAGGTGGACTTGATGAGATTGAACGCAGATACAACGCACCCTGATTATGATAAGTACGAAGCACGCTGGGAGTTTTATGTTCGCAGCTATATGGGTGGGCAAGATTACTTCAATGGCGCATACCTCACGCGCTATATATCCGAAACTACAGATGACTATGACCGCAGGCTTGATCTAACCCCGTTAGATAACCACTGTAAAAATATAGTCCACATCTACAGCAGTTTCCTATGGCGTGTACCTCCTACTAGAGCCTACAACAGCGCAGCTAATAACGTGGCCCTTGAGCCTTTCTTGAAGGATGCTGATCTTGATGGTCGCAGCTTTGATTCGTTTATGCGCGAAGCTCAGATCTGGTCAAGCGTATATGGTCATGTATGGCTAATGATGGACAAGCCTAAGTCTACAGCAGGAACAAAGGCAGAAGAGCTAGAGCAAGACATCCGACCCTATGTCACCATGTTTACCCCTGAGAATGTTCTTGACTGGAACTATGCTCGCACCCCTAGTGGTCGCTTTGAGCTTGACTACCTGAAAGTCAGAGAAAGCGTTATCCGTGTTGACGAAACAACCACAGAGACTTACTACCGCGTTTGGTACAAAGACCGCGTAGAGCAATGGCACTCAGTTAATGACCTAGACAAGATGATTGAGGTAGATGACAACGTACTGGGTCGCATCCCTGCGGTGTTCCTACCTGCGCAAAGATCGATAACCAGAGGCATAGGGCTGAGTGACATAGCAGATGCGTCCTATATGCAAAGAGCTATCTATCAGGAACTATCAGAGATCGAGCAGCTAATCCGTATCTCTAACCACCCGACACTGGTTAAATCATTTGGCACTGATGCTAGTGCAGGTGCTGGTGCGATTATTAATATGCCTGACGATATGGACGCACAGTTAAAACCTTACCAGATGCAGCCTAGCGGTCAGAACCTAGACGCTGTTCGTGCATCGATAACCGATAAGGTGGAGTCAATCAACCGCATGAGCCATATGGGTGCTGTGCGCGGTACTGATGCTCAGGTGATGTCTGGCGTTGCTATGCAGACTGAGTTTCAGATGCTCAATGCCAAGCTATCAGAGAAGGCCGATATCCTAGAGCTTGCCGAAGAGCAGTTGTGGGTGTTGTTCTGTGACTGGCAGGATGTCACTCCAGATGTGGAGATATTCTACCCAGACGCATTTGACCTAAGAGACTACGACAAGGAGTTGATGTTCCTACAGCAGCTAAAAGCATCAGGCGTTAGGTCTGTTACTTTAGCTCAGGAGATAGACAAGAAGATTAGCGATCTTGTGCTTGACGATGAGCAGTTGGCTAGAGCGCATTCTGAAATTGAGTCTGGCACACAGGTGCTAGGTCAGTTTAACGAGCAGGTAGTTGAAGAAAGCTAATGCCAGCAGACGTTGATCACGTTGAAGAGCTTAATCAGATAGCTGATGCCCATCAGAGACAGTTAGCCGCAGCACTGGTTACTCTGGAGCAAAGGATTACTGAGTTGCTCGCTACAGCCCCATTGCAGGATGGCAACCTATTCGATTTAGAGTGGGCTATTCAAGCAAGGGCAGAGATACGGCAGATAGTTGAAGAAGAGTATCTTGCTGAGGTAGACAGAATAGTCAGGGAGTATACGGCTGTTGCTGCCAGTACCTATGAAATGCTGGGAACATACGGCACCTTCACACAACTTGATCCTCGCATAATAAGTCAATTGCAGTCATTGCAGTTTCAAGGTTTTCAAGATATAGGCGCAGAGTATCTGGACGCTATTAGCCGAGAGGTATACAGAAACACCCTGACTGGTGCTAGTTTTGCTGCAAGTGTTCAAGTGATAAAAGAGGTAGCAGGCGGCAGGCTTTCTCAATATGCAAAACAACAGGTACATGACAGCCTTATGCAGTTCGATGCATCAGTTAACACTGCAATAGGTAAAGAATCTGGCGCAACTAAGTGGAAGTATGTTGGGCGTATAATCGCAACGTCTAGACCTTTTTGTCGAGAGCATGAGGGTAAGACGTTTACTGATGAAGAAATCCAAGATTTGTGGTCAGGCAGTTGGGCTGGTAAAGCCGCTGGTGACCCTTTCATCGTTCGCGGTGGCTATAACTGCGGGCATCAATTTAGACCAGTATTTGAAGAGGAATAATCATGCCACAAGGTAAAGGCACATACGGTAGCAAAGTTGGACGACCAAAGAAGAAGAAGAAACCAAAAAAGTAAATTTATGCTAGACTAACGATTCACCAATACTCTTTAAGAGGCACGCGACATGAGCGATGAAATCATGGAAACAGAAGCAGAGACTGAAACTGCGGCAGTAGAAACTCAGGAAAGCAAGACCTTTACTCAGGATGAACTAGACCGCATTGTTGCGGATCGTGTTGCTAGAGAGCAGCGCAAGTTCGACAAACGACTATCTGGCGTTGACCTTGATGAAGCTAAAGACCTGTTGGCAAAGAAAGAAGCCGCAGAGTTAGAGCGACAGAAAGAGCGCGGGGAGTTCGATAAAGTCCTGAAGCAAACGGTCGAAAAGAAAGACATGGAGATACAGAGTTACAAAAGCAAGTTGCAACAGACGCTAGTAGATGGAGCGATTCTGGGTGCAGCTTCTAACAGTAACGCTGTTAATCCGACTCAAGTCTCTCAGCTACTAAAAGACCAAACCAGACTGTCAGATGACGGCACGGTTGAGGTGCTAGACGCTAACGGAGTGCCGCGTTACAATGACAGCGGTGATTTGTTATCAGTCAACGAGATGGTAGCAGAGTTCTTGACAGTAAACCCACATATGGTCAAAGCCTCCCAAGGTGGCACTGGCTCGATGGGTAA